AAGTGCGACGACAATGGCTCGTTTCGCCCCTAGCGCGGCGATTTGGGTTTGCACCTGGTGGTAAACATGCCAGGGCAAATCGTCAGGCGACCAACCGACCGCTTTGTTCCCGAACAGCCCGCTCGTTTTGCACTCAATCGGGAACAGCTCGTCACCTTCCTGACCGACTGCGTCCAGGTGGGCGATGATGGGCGTGTCGGCGATATGCAGCTCTGTCAGCGAGCTGTCAGTGTAAACTGTCCACTTCTGTTTCACGAACTCAATCAACCCGCGTTCAAGCGCGCTGCCCAGCGCCGCTTCCAGCCCGCCGTCGCGGGGCTGGTAATCAGGATGGCCCACTTTGCTGGCCCAAAGGTGCCAGCGAGTCACACCGAACTGGGGGAGATACAGACTGCCCATGACGATGGGCACCTCGCTGGCACCGAGGTAGGTTGTTCGGTCGCCGAGCTTAATCCACGTTTCAATCGCCGACGACATATTCACTCCTTGCAATCCCGTTGCGCACGTGCATCCCAGTCCGCGTGTCACGGCAGTACGTTGTGTTTATCTTCGAGGTACCACTGTGGCAGAAGCTTGCGATAGCACTCCTTTGAGCACACCCACTTGCCGTGCCAGCGTTTCGGAATCAGCTGGTCGCTGACCTTAGTTCCGTCAATGACGCGCCCGCCATCAGGAAGAATCGGCGGTCGGCATCGGCACACGATGCATCGCATTTTGCGTGTCAGCCGCATGACACTACTCCTTCGCTGCAAAATCGCACCGCAGTAGGCTCCGCTCCAGCACGTCCATCGCCGTTTGTGGTGTGGCCCATTGTCTATGATCTCGCTCGCATTGTTCAATGAGGGCCTCCTCAAACCGAGCAACCCACGGAGGTGCGGGAACTTCGCAAACCACTTCGCCAACTCGCACGCTGATGACATCGCTGGTAACAGAAATGAACGGCAGATGGTAACCCTTTTGCATGAGAAATTGCTTTAGAAACAGCGCCATTGGACAGTAGTTGCAATCGTCGGGCCTACCGACCAAAGATGACTTGCCGAGTTCCTGCGACAGCCAATCGTAAAATGCCAGCGCCGTCTCTGTTGCCCTTCGCACGCACTCGGCTAGTTCTGTTGCGTTGACCGCTGTCATCGCAATGTCCTCGCGTTATGCTGTGATCGCCACGCGGCCTGGCATTCGCGCGCTCGGCACTACACCTAGCGGACGCACCCGACTGGACACCGGAGCAGGGGACAGAAGCACCGGCCCAGCACCACGCTGAGCTCCCACGGTGCAATGAGCGCGCGCACGCTAAGCCGCGTCTATCACCCGCTAGGCTTCTTGCGCGACGAATTCCTGGCGGCGGCCGCCGCTGCCATGCACGATAATCCCTGCGAGACTAGCAGGATTATACATGGTCAGTGAGTGGCGTCAAGAGGAAATGGCAAAAATTTTTCTACGGCGCTAACCCCCGCTAACTAGCCACACTTCCTGGGCCTGCCGACACGAAATGCCCTTGTGGCTTTGTACTCTTGTACACCCGCCTCGCTGATATAAATCCTGCATCCGTCAGGTAACGGCCGCTGCCGTAGGTGCGCTATGGCGATTCTTCCTTCTGTGATTGCTAGGTGCAAAGCACTAACGCCTTTGTGTCCTATCATTCTCGCCGCCCTGGACAGCGGTATGTAGATCACACCATCATCGATGACGCTGCCGTCGGGCAGGTCGCGGGCGGTTGGAGAGAACACGGGAATCGGACGTTTGGAACCTACTGCCACGCTCATCACCTCCATTTTACGCCGCTGCCGAGATAGGCAACTGGCGATTGCGGAAGGTGGGACTCGAACCCACATGGGGGTGCGGGGTCTGTATATGGCCGTCCACCACCATCTACTACCGTCCACTGCTGTCTTTTCTCGTTCAGGAATGAACACTGTCGTCTACCCTCGGATAGCTTCCGATAACTTCGGATAGCTTCGGATAACTTCGGATAATTTTGGAACACTTGCGGCAACAAGCGGAGAGTTGCGGAACCTTCGGGAAACTTCGGATAATTCACGGAAACAAGCGGCAACAAGCAGAAGGCCGCGGAAACTTCTGGAAGCCTTCGGAAAGGTTCGGAAAAGTTCGGATGCGTTCAGATATGTTCAGGCGCGCCCGACAATTCATTCTCGGCGTCTTGCCACTGCTTAACGCAGCTGAATGTTGACGCTTCACCAGGACGGAATACCATAGCGCCGCGTGGCCGGAACCAGAGAAGAGGCGACAAAGGAGACCGGCCATGACGACACATTCGAGCTTACCAGATCGGGTCGGGGAGTTCTCACGGCACATCACGAGCGAGGAGATGTCGTTCAGCTACTTGTGGAAACACAGACGATGGCAACTGCTGTTTGTGATATTGGGTTTGTGCATAATCGCAGTGTGCGGCGTGGTGCTTTATAGGCGGATTTGGAATAAGCCACAACTGCCACCGCTGGAGGTCAAAGGGAAAACGTGGGCTGTATGTGTCGGCGACGAATACACAGTCTCGCTCGAAAAAGTAATGTTTTTCAGCGGCGACAAAGTGATGCTGCTGCTGGAAGCAAAAACCAACAAAAGTGATGTTCTGCTACCTTCTATATACAGAATTACGTGCACCGGCGTTTTTGACTACCTGTTCTGGGATGCGTTAGAGCAAAAACCAGCTGTGGACAGGGTTTTTAAGGTTCACGGCAAATCCGACGCGTGGGGACGATTTCACGAAGACCAGGAAGCAATGATGTACGCCGCCGGACTGCTCAAACAATATGCGACATCAGACATCTCGATTGCCGGAGAAACAATGCTCGCAGCCCAGAAAAAACCGAGAAGATTGCCACCTGGCCGACGCGCGTACTACGCAGTGTGCTTGTACTTCGACGACGCCCTTGAAAACCAGTGGGACAATCTGCGTCTGGGCGGAATGAAGGCGGTAAAGATGACTCTCACCATCAGCGGCTTTGGCAACCAGGACATTGTTTGCGAGTTGGCCCCGGGCGACATGGAGATCGCTCCGCGGCCGGGGTGGTAGTTTTCCGCGCGACGCGTTGCTTGCGATTTGTATCGCCCCTAGTGTTCGCGGAGAACATATATATATGTAGAGCGAGCACTGAGCCGGTCGCCGGACAAAGAACAAAGGAGCGGTGCGGAGATGCCAAACAACACTTCCGTAGCAACAGGAATGACACGAGTGCCCACAAGCGTGCTGAGAGATGCGATTTACAAGTGTCTAGCTTGCAAAGTTGACGACCCGTACCGCGGCGCGGTGATGTTCGATGTGTGGGACGACGATTTGGTGTTGGCCGCCACCGACGGCGTTAGCTTAGTGATCGTGAAACTTGCTGGCCCTGACAGGGGGAAACCGGACGGGTATATCCGCTTGACACCGTACGCGCTGCGGGAGTTGTGGTATGCAGTGAGGTTTCCTAGGAGTAGGGACGCTGTCTTCGACTGGGAAACAAAGCAGTGCCAGGCCGGAGATCGTTTTGTTGAGCTAGAAACGAATGAGCACACGCCGCCGCCCTGGCGCGCGATTGTGGAAATGACGCAGGGTTATAACGCATGGTTTACCGCGAGCGCGCTGCGCGATGTTTTCGCGGGACTGAAGGCGGCACACTGCGATATTGCCGTCTGCAGCTACACGCGCGCGACAAATCAGCTTCAGGTGGAATCGCGAAGTAAACGACTTCGGATGTACGCGAACTGCGATGTATTTGTAAAGGGAACCGACATCTTTGAGTTCGCAGTGGACGTCAAGCGTATGTACATGATGCTGCAACGTGTCGGCTGCGAGCGAGTGCGGATTGGGAAAGGCTGGCGAGAGCCGCTCGCGTTGGATTTCTCTGGCGGCGTCGCGTTTCTGATGCCGATGGACTTGGAGGAAGTCCGCTTCGTGTGGAAGATGCGTGAATCGCAGTCGTCGCAGTCGTGAGGGGAGTGTCAGCATGGTGGCAAAAACAAAATCGCAACACAGGCAACGCTTTCAGCGCTGGGGGCCAGGCCCGCTGGCGCTACTCGGCTATCTCTACGCGACAAGCGTCCTGGGCAAGCGGGTCGGCATCATGCCGTTCCTGCGGGAGTTTTATCCGCGACGCAAGTACGGCAACCTGGCCCAGCTCGCAGTGCGAATGAAGAAGTGGCTCAGCCAGCTACAAAAAGCCGACGTTGTGCGTGAAGAAAAAGAGCGCGGTTTCGGCGGGCAGCGAGTGTGGACTTTGCTGCGCAAGCCTACGATGATAGTGGAGATTGCAGATATTCTGACTATTCATCTCCGGTTTAGCCCTGTGGAGCGGCTGTGGAATAATCACAAAAACAGACTGAAGAGGTGGGATTTGGATGAGTTGGTGCGGAAGTACAAGGCCAGGTGGCCCCGGTAGGGGGGGCCAAAAACGGGTTCGTACTATTAGCAATTTTTATGGCACTGGGGCTTGACATTGAACGTATATATATGTAGAATGCAAGTAGAAAGGTGGTTGAGACCGGTCGCCAGGCGAAACAAAAACGGGAGGTCAGCTATGCGGAGCGATGTGCTGAGCGGTGCGATGACGAAGAAGCAGGCGGATGAGCGGCTGCGACAAGAACTCAACTTCAAGGCAGGTTTATACCTCAACTACCTGCTTGCCCGCCCCCTGGACAAGGTCTGGAAAGGGGGAGAGTGGTGGCAGTTCGTAGTCAACTGGATGAAGGCGCAGGGTGATGCTGATGTTGTGTACATGGACAGCGAGAATGAATTCGCAACGTACGTTTGGAAGGATGGAGAGAAAAGGGTCCAAGTGCAAGTGAAGCTACCACGTTGGTTGACGACACTTTTAACGATGCTGAATCAGGTTTATCATGCTGACATTACGAACGAGCAGTTCAACGAAATCCTGCATTTTGTTACGAGCCAGGAATAACCAACTAGCCGACACCGACCGCTGCCGCCCAGCCCTAGTGGGCCGGGCGGGATCGGTCGCCAGGCAAAAACAAAAGGAGCATCGCTATGGCTAGCAGGCTTGTGCGTGGTGCAGATGGGAAGGTCGTGTGCCCGTGGTGCGGCGCGGCAACAGAGTATTGGCTTGAGCATGACGAGGATGGTTTTCTACAGGTCATGGCACAACCCGCCTGCGAGCACCTGGAGGATGCTGAGTGGGAAGCAATGAAGGATGGCAGAGTGGAAGTGGTAGCGTACAACCCTGACGCTGACGAGTAATCACAGCGAGAACATTACTTCTTACCGCGATTCCTACGCCGCCGCTCCCGCTGCAACCTAGCCCGGCAGGCCCGGCACCGCTGGTCGCGGGCGAGGATGACCTGGGAGCGTCGGATTAACGATCCGCACTCCAGGCAGGGCACGAAAAACTTTTTGAGCTTGTGAGTGTGCCCAGCTAGTTTCGCAGCTCTAATTGCGAGACTCTCGAGCGCCCGCAGCGGGTGCTCGTGGATTTCAGACTCCACAGCGAGATGCAGCGTCGGCGGATCGCCGACCAGGGCAACGCGGATGCCCGACTCGCCATGCTTGGCCAGTCTGCGGGCGCGCTTCAACAGCAACTCAACTTGACGGGAAATTTTTGGCATAAAGCTGTCACAGCTCACCACGCGTCTGCGTAATCATACGTGGACGCGGAGGGAAAAAAGAGGAGGACGAACCATGAGGCGTGTAATCCACATCAACAACTGGCATGTAACACTGACAGAACACGGCGATGTCACCAAAGTCGTCGAGCTGGTTCCGGGCAAGCGTTACGAGTTTCACGACTGCCCGGCTCAGTTGACAGCACGTTTGCAATCCACTCGCGCAGGCAATGCAGCATGGTGGTTGTGCGGGAGCAACGCAGCGCGTGCGTTGAATGAAGCGCCGTACCAACCAATTATCCGGGGGTATGTTAGCGTCTTCGAGTGGAAACCACCCGCGAGCAAAGATAACCGCCGCTTGTTTTACTACGAGTACCCATCGCAGGAAGAGCTAGAATCCGCCAACCACGGAAACCACGTTTTGCAAGGCGGGTCGAACGTACTGAACTGGTTTGCATACGTTGTAGCTCCGATGCCTGACCCATTACGCGAGAAAATTGCTAAACTGGTAGACCACGTTGCGCCACTCTGGATCGAGGCACATCGCCAAGGTCATTTAGAAGTCGTTAACTTCGTGTTAGGCGACGACAATCCGCTGTGGCAGGAGCTGAATCGGATGTTGCCCGGTGCTGGCAGCGGGTTCCGGGCGTTGTACAACCACTACATCTATCCTCTGTATCAGTGGGCGTGGCGTGTTATTGACGGCGTCGCGTATGCGGTGTTTGTGCCGGCTGGCGATGTAGTGTACGTTACCTCTGAGGATCACGAGAGCGAGAGTCTCACAATCAAGGGCATGCAGCTTTGCGTGGCCCGGCATCCAATCCCTGACGCGGGCCGAGGCGTGGACTAAAAGGAGAATTGCTATGCGATTCCTCTTAAACTCAGCTGTAATCACTGAATTCGGAACCTACACCTACGAGCGGATGAATGCGGAACAGGCAAAGGCTTGGTGCGCAGCCGGACCCGTCACCAGCACCATAGGTTACCAGGAAACCGCGGACGCTTTGGCGGAGTTGCTCGGCGTGCCAGTCGCGGTCAATCGCATCACCATACGTATGCAACCCGGCGACGAGGCATTGGTTTTCCGGCTCGTCCTGCCGCCTGGGCACCCGCGCATCGATCCCAAAGACAAAGGCCAGATTCGCAACGTTATCCAGGCTGGTTTCTGGGAACTCGGTCTGCTCAAACGCATCGCGTAATCACACAAATTCCACTGTCGTTCCCTGACCTCGCTCCCCCATCACCTGTGTGGCCCGCGCCAGGGCCATCAGCATTGCCACCACGTTGTCAATCAACAGACCCGACCGGTCGCCGCCTGGCCGCACGGGGCGCAGGTTTCCGCTCGCATCCTGTTTGACAGTGCAATGTTTGACCTGCCAGGACAATAGCGGGTTGCCGTCATGTTGAATTTGTTTCGCCAAGACCAAACGCTCAAACTCCCGGCATATCGGAGCGTAGTTGCGAATCGTTTGGCGAAATTCCAGTCGCGGAATTCCCAGCTCTGTCTCCAGTCGCTGCGTGAAAGCCTCGGCGTTCCAGGGGTCATAAACCACTTCGGCAATCCGAAACTTCTCCGCGAGCTCGCCGATGTCTGCGAGCACTTTCTCGTAGTCCACCACGTCGCCGCGCGTGATAGTGATCAATCCCTGACGCGCGAAATCACGCACTTCGTCGCGGCACTCGGCCAGGTCAAGGTAACGTTCAGGCAGCCACGCCTTCGCCAGCACACGATAGTAGCCATCGCCGTTGCCCACCGGAAAAACCAGCGTCGCCGCGGTGAGCGCGGTCGTCCTGGCCAGGTCGAGTCCGAGCCAGCACTCCTCGCCAGCCAGGTCGTCTTCGGTGTACGTTGCTTTGCACGCATCCCACGCAGCTGGTGAAATCCAGCTTGTTTCGGCGGTAACCCACACGTTCAGCGTGTACCTGAGGAACGCAATCATTGCTCGCGGTGAACGCGTGGCTTCACGGTAATCAGCAGCGATGTCGTCTTCACGCAGCGTTACGCCCAAAGAGGGATTCGCTTTGTGCCACGTTGCAGGCGATGCTGGGTTGTCATCAGGCGAGGCGGCGCGGATGTAAGTGAAAAATCGCGTATCTACAATGTCACCTTTCAGCACGCCTTCCGCGTAGTCGTGAATCTCCCGACACAATGTTGAACTGTCATCGCCAGCCGTGGTAATCATCAGCAAAAGCGGTTGTGAGCGAGCGCGCCCAGCGTACTGCAACGCCGAGTACATCTGCCTGTCCTTCCAGGCGTGCAACTCGTCAGCGATAATCGCGTGTGCGTTGATACCTTCCACGCCCCGGGGATCGCTCGCCAGCGCTGCATACTTCGAGTTTGTCGCGTCGAAAAAGATTGTGTGCGTCGTGCCGTGAATCCGCAGCAGCTCAGACAGGTCGGGCGAGGCACGCACCATTTGTATCGCTTCGTTGTGCACGATTCGGGCCTGGTCGCGGTCGCTGCCGAAACTGTAGACTTCCGCGCCTTGCTCACCGTCGCCGCAGAGCATGTACAAACCAATCGCCGCTGCGAGCGTGGATTTGCCGTTTTTCTTTGGGATTTCGATGTACGCACGACGGAACCGCCGCGTGCCATCGGGCCGTCGCCAACCGAACATCGGCTTGATTACGTCTTCCCATTGCCATTCGAGTAACTCGAACGGCTGCCCAGCCCACTGTCCTTTCGAGTGCCGCAGGAACCGGCGTGCGAACTCGCGGAACCGCTCGGCAGCGGCGAGGTCGAAATAACAGCCCTCACGCACCGCTTCCTGGTCGCTCTTGGTCTTGACCAGTCGTTCCAGCTCTGACAACTGTTTTTTACGACGCCTACTCGCCACGTGCGGTTCTCCGCGAATGGCAACTCGTGCAAAGGCTCATGAAGTTGTTCTCGTCGTAAAGCAGCTCAGGATTGCCGAGATGTTTCACTTTGTGATGCACTTCGTTCGCAAGACGCACGATACCACGTGCAAGGCAGTCCTCGCAGAGCGGATGTCTGGCCAGCCAACCAACGCGATAACGCTGCCACCGCCGGTCGTAACCCTGTCGGGACGGGCTGGGTCTTTTTTGTTGCTGAAACTGTCGCGGCTTACTTTCGCGCTTTGCGACGTGCCTGAATTTTCTGGCTTTTTCTGGCATGACTAGCGGGCCAAGTATAAGCGCGGACGAAGGCCCGCCAGGTTGTCATGTCAATGTCAGTGTCAACATCCTGCTCAAAGACGACGGCGTATAAGTGTGCTTTTGTACGCTTAGTGTCTCGTGCAATGTACGCCTCGCGGAGTGTCTCGATGCAAGTGTTGCGGAACTCAAGCGGCTCGTCAAACGGAAATGACATCGCAATGTCAGTGCACGCGGAGCAGGCCAGGTCTCCCGCGTAAACTTCGTGTCCAACAAACTCCACGTGAGCCGCCTTAGCCACCATAAATGCTCGTTTCTCCGTCCTAATTGTACGAGAACCTCGGCAACGGCCGGGCCGTACAAGCCAATCACATCTCGCAGATAATAGCGGGACGCGAGGCGGTACTGCAACCAGTCCGGATAGCCCATGTTCAGCTAGTACTCAATACAGACGACGCTGGCGCAACTCAGATACCACGCGCGCAGGTTGCAGTCATCACACATGCCGTCCAGCCAGGGCAGAAACTCTATGAGTGCGAGGTCGTCGCTGAGAACCGCGTCGAGCCAGGTAACGCGATTGAGGCGAGCAACATACGCGCAGCGGCGACGCACTTCAGCAGGCAAACTGTCTATGCCAGCCAGCAATTTTGACCATTGAGCGCCAGCGATGCCACAACGTTCCAATAACGCCTGGGCACGCTCGCGGGTACGCCAGTCCGGCGCGTTCAGACAGTCAACAATCGCGAGGATGAACGCGACTTGCAGAAGCGCAAGTTTCACATCCGTGTCCCGCTAGTTCTTCTGCTCCGCGGACGGCAGAGCGGCTTGAATACTGTTCAGCTTATCGTCCACTCGCTTGATTGCATCACGCAAATAGTAGCCCATCAATCCCAGCAGTGCTGTGCCTGCTTTCAGAATAATCGCTTCCCACTGCGCGGGCACTACCGGGTAGACCGTGTTGAACGCCGCGAAGCCCAGCAGCCCCGCGGCCAGCAGCGATGTCAGAAATGTGCGGTTACCAACTTCCCAGCTCAGGTTCATTTGCCATCTCCTTCTTTACGTTTAGTCAGCACGCGATACGCGATGTAGGCGATAATCAGCCAGCCCCACCACGGGATGCGTTCGACCAGGCTCGGCCCACCTGGCGACGGCATGTTGGCACGCTCAATCAATTGACGCACCTGCTCGATGCTGTCGTATCGCGCTTGAGCCACCAGTGTGCCATCTGGTCTTTGCAGCACGACAGTGGGCTGATTGTTTTCGACTTTGATACCGGCCCGTTCGAGTGCCCAGTGCCCTGGCGGATACACCTGAACGACTGCGATGTCTTCGAGCGATTTCGCACCAGCCTTCACCTGTTCGACCTGCGATTCCGGCACGATGATAGTAACGCGAAGTTTACTCTGCGTTGCAGCGATGTAACGTTCCACGTCTTCGCGCGTGAGCGTTCCGCTGATGGGCTTGTCTTCGGACTGCGACAGTTTCGACGGATCAAGTCCGAAATTCTTCGCGTCGTCGCCAACCGCGGGCTGGTCGAATCGCACGGGCGTGTTGGTGCCTGCGGCGAATTGGACAACTCGCGTTTCACGCTCGCCGTCGGGCCGGATGCGGGTGATGGCCACTTCGTACTGCCCAGGTGCAAGTCGCCAGCCGACACGACGAACTGGCCCGCTGCTTTGCAATTGGTAACCGTCAACCAAAATGTTGTCATCTGGCTGACAGTGAATTTCGATGGTGGTATTCAGCAGCTGGCTGGTTTGTGTTGCTGGCGGACTGTAAATCGCAGGTGCCACGACCGTGGCACAGCCACCAGGCCCCCAGTTAGAAGCCCAGAGCAACGCAGCAGACAGGACAGGTGCAATCATGATCGCAGCCTCGGTGGTGGCGGGGGTTCGAGGATGATAATCGCCCAGGCTTGCTGTCCGTGCAACGTCCAGGCTTTCAGGAATTCCTCGCGCGTCAGCCACTCGATGGAGCGTGGATAGTTGTTATCGAGGATAGCGTACGTCTCTTTTTGTGGATCGCCGGCGCTAATTAGGTTGACCATATGGTAAATAGTGCGACCATCGTAACGCCCGGACGGCGATCGGTAGTAGGTAACGCAGACCAGGAACCCGGCTTTGACCGCGCGTTCCACCAAATCCAGGTCGCGCGTGGTCTGAATGTGGACGTATTTCGGCACTGGTTTACCAAGTTGTTTTGCTCGGCGTTGCACGTACTCGTCCACTTTTTCTGGCCAGCCGCCACCGGGAAACTGCTTCATGTAATCACGCATGCCGATAAGCACTTCGTTATTGTGCCATCGCCCGCTGTGATCCAGTGAGGTGAACACGCACAAGCCGGAACCATCGCGGCCCGCGGCGTTACGAAGATGCTGCGACTCCGGTAAATCGCAGATGGCGCGCTCGCCTGTGGGGCCGTTCAGACCGCCGACGGAAGCGGAGATTGCGGCAACGGCAGCAGACAGTGACAACGCGAAGACAATCAGCGAGATGACTCGCAGCATAGGCGCTCACCTTTCTGTTGTTCGAGCGCCTGGATGCAGGCAGGGTTGAGATAGAGGACTTCGGTGCGGTGAGGACATTTGCGTTGTTTTGCAATGCTCGTTAGCGACATCCAGCACCACGTGTTACGATGCACTTCCTTCCAACCAGCCTTTTTGAGCTTTGCATAGATGGGGTTCGGATAGGTCGAAATTGCTACCATCCCCTTCAATTGAATGATTCTGTCAACCAGTTCCGCGTGGTCATCGGCTGACATCTCATGCGAATAAATTGTGTGGCCTGATCTGGCTTCGAGCGGGTACGGTGGGTCGAGATACCAGACAATACCAGGTTGATCGTAACGCTCCAGGCACGCTTGCCAATCTAGATGGTCTATTTGCACGCAACGCAGGCGGGCATGGATTTCCGGTAGTCTATCCACATGGTTGGCCCAGGTACGCGAAGATGCTGTGTGTCCGACATAGCGGATGTCGTAACCCCACCCATGACGTCCGGACATGGACTGGTTCATCAGGACGTAAAACCGCCACGCCCGCTCTATCGGGTCAGTTTGCTCGCGAAGCGTCTGCGCGCAGTAGATGTAAAGTGAACGCGCGTACGGTAATGGTTGCACACGACGCAGGAATTTCCGAAAGAGTTTCGGGTCGGCGACGACGCGGAACAAGTTGACTAAGTTATCGTCTATGTCGTTATAGATTTCGAGGGGCGATGGCTCTTTGTTCATAAGCACATGCGCAGCGCCGCCGAACGGTTCGCAGTACACGTCCGATTTCGGCAGGTGCTGGACAATCCATCGCCAGAGCCGTCCCTTCCCGCCTGGGTACTTAATGAGGCCCAAGCCCATATCATGCTTTCGGTTTGATAAACATGACGTAGAAGTACGCCAGCACAGAGAAGGTTACTAAAGCTCCCGTTATCGCACCTTCCCAAAAGCCGCGCCAGAACGCGAACTTAATCGCGTCCATGACCACGGGAACCAGCTCGTCTTTCACGACCGCGGAGATCACGTCGCGCACCGTCTGATCCATCGCTTAGCCCTTTCGCAGAAAGAGGTACCACACCACCAGTAGCCCGACCGCGACCGCGCTAGCCGTCATCGCACCGTCAGCGAAGCCGCGCCAGTAAGCCGCTTCGATCAGCTTAGCAATTGGCGGAAACTCTTTGAGGATGGCGAGCAGTCGGTCAAGCAAATCACAGATTTTCGCCAGCGAATCAATGCTGTCTGGTGATGGCGGTTGCGGTCGAATCGTCTCACTTGCGAGAAGCATTCTTAAGCTCCTTTGTTTTGCGTTCGCCAACGGGCGGGGTGTTTTTGAGAAACTCCATCAGCGCGTTTCCGCTCAGTTTGCTTTGCTGCGGCATCGTCTTGAACAGCCTGGCCCGCGACTGCGGCGACAGTCCCATTTGCTCTTCCGCTTTCCGCATCTCTTCGCTTGTCGCACGCCATAGCGAAACCGCTTTGTTATATGTCATATCCTTGTCACCGCGGCGATAAAGCAGGTACTCCGCCGCACGTCGCATCAGCATGTACGCATGGCAGTAGCGTTCGAGCAGCAGTCTGTCGAGCTCGCGCAGGTGCCTGCCCCACAACTCAACCACACGTCGCCACAGCTTTTTCGCTTCATCAGGCAGGTGGTCAGGTGGATCGCCAACGGGCGGCAGGGTCAGGTCAACTTGCTGAATCTCTTTCGGTTTCCTGCCACGCATAGATAAGAGCCGCAGCCAGCAATGCGACGGCTATTGCGAAGCTAACTTATAGCGTGCGACTACTCGCTCGGCTTTGGCCACTTCTTCAGCGGACAATCCTGGTCGCGGTACCAGGTGCGCCCCAGCGCGCCGTTCGGGAATTGACGCAAGTAGCAACCGCACTCGCCGCACCGCTCACCGAATCGCGCTTCGCAGAGAAGACAAACTTGCCAGCGTTTGCGGGCTTCCGCCGGAGAGAGATAACCTTTGCCAGCAAACAGTGAGCGGAACCAGAACCACAGCTTAAACGCCAGGTAGCGATGCACCAACTTCCAAACGGGCGGCGGCTTCTTTTTCTCTGACTCAATGCGTGTGAGTATCGCCATGCCGCCGTTTCGCTTGACGTAGTACGACCGTGTGAACTCTGTGTGCTCGTTCAACAGCTTTTGCAGGTCGAACGCGAAGTCGGTCTTGGGTTCAGAGCTTCCCTGCGGCAGGTATGTGATTTCGGGTTGCAACGCGATGATGCGGGCGTAGCGCGGCGCGATGTCAGCAACGAGACTTTGGAGCGGCGGGTATATGTGATGACGCACGAGCACCAGGTCGTCTTTGTCACTGATTTCCTCAGTGCTCACGCTGTCTCGCTTGGCAATTCGCGCTTCGCTTCCCGCAAGCGGAATGCCCGCCATCTCGCCGCCAGGTAGCAGGAACACCTGCGACGGTCGCGGCTCGCTGTATGCGAGGATTGCCGCCAGCATGTCAGCGTAGCGACCCGCAACCCACACGCGCCGCTCACGCACGGCTTCGGAGATAGTCGGCACGTGCATCAGCACGTCAGTGAGTGTGCGATACTTTTCCGACTGCGTGTCTCTTGCGATCTGTTCGAGCCACACGCGCATGGTTTGCGGTACGTCGGGCGGCAAGCGTACCTGAATGTGTACGCCCTGCGGCTGGCCAGCTGGCGCGTTCGCTGTTATCTGGGGTCGAGCTACGTTTTGAGGATTAGCACCTGCGCACGCCACGCATTGCTCCTTTCTTTGCTCTGCTTCAGCCATGATTTGCTGCCATTCCTGTTCCGAAAGCCGCGTTGTTAGCGCGTTGTCTTTGCCCAGGACAAAATGCTCGTAAATATCTTGCACGCTGCGATTGCAGGCGTACTTCGACATGAGCACAAAGTTGCGAGCTTTATCAATCTTCCGAACCGGCGCTCGCACGTGTCGCTGCCCGAAGTAGTGCCGCCACTCCAAACCACGCACAATGCGCACGTCGCGTCCAACGTGTCTGTAGAGTCCGTGAATCAGTCCTTCTTCACCACCGAACCCCTGGACGCCAGCGGGAGCAAACCCAAGCCAGGACTCGCGGCGCACGCAGAAAACTCCCAGCCCCAACATCGGCACGGGATAGCTAGCAACGTCTGTCTCGATGGCTGGTCGGTAACCGAACTCGCGCAGTCGGCGTTCGTGTCCGTAGAACTGCATGCCCGCCGGAAGCCGCTCGCCGCAAACGGGACATTGTTCCACGTTGCCGTCTTTGCCTTGCAAAATCGGGTCGCTTACTGTCGCACCCCAGAATCGCAGCACTGAACGTTCAGTCACCAGGACGGGATCGGGCCAGGGGCAGAAGTAGAACTTGCTGCATTTGCAGACCCACACGCGCGAGCTGATGCCCAGCATTTCGTTACGCCATTTCGGAACGTAGCAGTCGTCGTAGGCAATCCGTTCACCATCGCCCGCAACTGGATCGGAGTCGTAAACCAGCGGGCCGTGCAGCAGGTCGTCTGTCAGCGGATTGTCAGTGAGATAACGCACCAGCGCCGCGAGCGACTTTGCAGTGACATAGACGTGACTGTCAAGCATCAACACGAAATCGCCGCGTGCTTCGCGTATCGCTTTGTCTCTCGGATATGCCGTTCCCACCACCTCGTTTGCGAGTAAATAGCGAATGCCCGACGCAGCGCAGAATGCTCGCAACCACCGTGAGTTCACCTGCGACTGCGGGTCATTGTCGGCGACGAGCAGCTCGATTTCGCTATTCCAGTCAGGAATCAGAGTGCGCAGTTCGGCGATGGCGTGGCGCAGCTGCGTGAAGGTGAACCATATTCCTTCGTCGTCGCGGTATGTTGCAGAGGCGATGGTCAGGGATGTCATGGCGATGTCAGTAACTGAATATCAATAATCGCATAGGATAATGTGCCAGCCCACGCTCCATTCGTGGCACATGAAGTACAAGTCAGGTCGGCACTGACAGCCAGTTGGGCAGGGCCCGAATATGTCCCAGTAGTAGTTGCCTTGACCATCAGTTTGACATGACGCGTAACAGTACCATAACGTGCAGTCCTGGCTTGTGGTAGTGTCGGTCGTCGTGGTGCTGGACGTGGTTGTAGTGTCGGTCGTCGTGGTGCTGGCCACATAACAGGGTTGATGCAAAACTTGACCGGCGTATTCTGTTCCAGAACACGGGAACGGTGGAGGATCGCACGTACAAGGCGGCTGGCAAGGCTCGATTAGCCACCACTGCCAAGTATAGCCGTCATCATTAGAGTGGCAGCTCCACCGGCAACCATACTGCAAGCATGACGGCGTTGTCGTGGTCGTCGTGGTGCTGGACGTGGTTGTGGTGGTGCTGGACAGGGTTGTGGTGGTGCTGGACAGGGTTGTGGTGGTTGTCGGCTCGCACGCGAGTGCGTAGTACCCATCGCGACCTGGACAAGGCCCGCTTGGTGGGGTAACGCAATCGCAACCGATAGGACAATCATGACTAACGAGAGTCCACACACCTCCAGCACAGTAGTAGTCGCAGAAGTGAGCGAGGCAGTTCACGGAAGTCGTTGTAGTCTCAGTGGTCGTGGTTGTCGGCGGGTGACACGTAAACGCCCGCACCTGACCCACGGTGGCGCACACACAATCTTCTTCGGGCGGCATAACGTCATTGTTGCACAAACACCCTTGCGGACAGTGCTCAATTCTCTGCCAGAAGAAACGGCCGTCCCAGTTAATGCACTTCCATTTACACAAGTGCTGCGAACAGAGTTCCGCGGTGGTAGTAGTGCCGCTTCCGGTCGTCGTGGTGCTGGATGTTTGGTCTGGTCTGTAGCAAGGCGTCATCGTGCCTTCGCCGGGGATTGAACAAGTAATCGGCGATGGCGGGTCGCACATACATCCGGCTGCGGCATCACATCTGTTCTCACGCAGCAGCCATACATCCGCCATAGCCTGTTCAGACCAAGCGCAGGTCCAGGTGCAATAATCTGAACAACGCGGCGGCGGTGGCGGTGTCGGGCAGTTACATGGAAGCTGTACAAGCATGTACGACACCTGCGGGGGGCAGGGTTGTTCCGGCGGCGTACAGCAACATTCCACATGGCCGCAGGTGTTGTTTGCGAGAGTGTAAATGCCGGACTGACAGAGCCACTGGCACGCACCGGGCAGAGTTGTGGTTGTGGACGGGAACTCGGTGCATTTGGAGGCCCTGTACTTGAGGGTTAAATTGAAATAGCTATGGACATCGCATGGAATATTAGGCGGGATACACGTGTAATTGGGACACCTACAAGGTGTATCCAGAACCCACTGGAATGTGCACGTGTCGGCGGTGCCTTGGCACACCCACCAACATGTATGCGGACACCTATCTGAACAGGGATACGTAATTGTGTATGAAGGGTCGCAAGGACATATCGTCTGCGGACTGCCGTACGGGAGACCGTACAGGTATTCGTAACAGAAGCAACAATGCCTCAGCGGGCATGTGTCCTCCACCAACACCATCATCCATTCCCCATTAACCATCGCACACCGGTATGTGCAACCCCCCTCCACATCACGGCACTTAACATCCTCACAAGGAACGGATGTGGTGGTGTCTGACGTTGACGTAGAACCAGTTATGGATGACTCTGACGTCGTCGTTGAGTAGTCGCAGTATGTCAGTAGTATTGATCCAACCGCCGTGTTGTCACACACACTTGCTGGTTGCGGACAGACACAACCGGTCGGGCATGTCGTGACAATCTGCCACACGTACTCCCCCGCTTCATTCAGAACGCACTGCCACTGACACTGCGCATCGTCGCACTGCACACCGCCTGGCCCGCGCCACAGCCGCGGCGCCACCGGTTCCGCTTTTGTTCCACGCGGCCCTAAGAGCTGTTCGCTAAGCCACTGCGCTGCGCGTTTGCCGAGTACGAAGATGTCCATCGTTAGCCGATCCACGTCGAGAAATTTGCTACATCGTAGAACCTGAATGTGAGGTAAACGGGCTGAGCGCCCTGCGGCAAAAGACGTCCGCGACCGTCGAGTAGAACTGGTTGCCCTAACGGATTACCCCGGTCGTCCACTGCAAGTTTTTTGCGGCCATCCGCGTCGAGATAGAAGTAACCGGCGTCCAGAATTTCGGTCGGTATCCACTTCTCCTGGTTGTACACGACCACGAATCGGCACTGCCAGACCCAGAAGTTGTTGACTTTTGTGAACGTTGCATCAACGGACTCGCAAAGCAGAGTATGTTTCTCGAAACCGCGGTAGTTGCTGTCATTCACGCGGTTGGTCATAGCCAGCACTAGGTTCAGCACGGGGTATCCTGGCGCGTAATACTTAGTGAACGTAATCACTCCCAAAACTCTTGTGATGAAAATTGGCTCAGAAAATACGCCTTGTGCTGAATTGACGAGTGGCCTTGCGTCCCTATCTTTGGTTGCCGCAACTTCCTGCTTGCGCCCGGTGATGCTGATTTCAATCGGCCACGTCGTCGGGTCGCCGGTCATGCGCGTGCTGCCGCCAGCTGGCGGAGTGGCTCTGTCATGCGAACCGACCTGCGACGGTTCCGGCATGCGATAAATAAGTTCGACGTGCCAGACGTTTTTCTCCTTGCCGATCTCCTGCAACCGCGGGCGGATTTCCTCTAGGAACAGAGCCGGCGCGTCAGGATGCGCAGTGCCGAGAACAACTCCAGGCGCAGCAGCTACAGCGGGGACACCTACGTTTTTTTCGGCGATAACGAGATACGTTTCGACAATCTCGCTTCGCCCTGTGAGCGAGCCAGTTCCTGACCTGCTTAGCAGTTTGACTTCCACGGTTCACCTTACGGCCCCACCACTCGCGGCGCATCCTGGCGTTCGACTGCGCGCGCGATGCGGTGCTGCGCTTCCAGCTGCTGACGAGCGAGCTGGGCTAGTTGTGGCAATATCTCACGTGCGATGTCCCGCGCCTGAGCTTGCGCTTCGCGTTGCAGCAAGAGCCTCGCTTCTTCGACGCTACCCTTGACGATGGGCCGCATCTGCGAGAAGTTCTGCATGATGTTCTGTCCAACCTGGACAAACAGTTGTTCAAGCAGCCGCGCGTGCTCCTGCGCACCAATCAAACCTTTTTGCAGTGCGATGTCGAGCAGTGCTGCATTTCGTGCCGCGTCCGCAAACGCGGGCGGAATACCGCTTGCAGCCTCGCGCATACGGTTGACCGCATCAGCGGCATCTTTCAATAGCGTTGCCTCACCGAGACGCCTAGCGGCTTCAGCTGCATCAGCGAACGCTTTGTTGATTGCGTCAACTCGCTCTTTGTCGAGAAAACCGCCTTGCCGTACCTCGCCAACCTGGCGGCGCAGAATTTCGAGACGCGCTTCCTGCTGCGTGAAACCGCGAGCAAGCAGCTCGTTTTCGAGTGCTGCGCGATTAAGTTCCTCGCCGAGTTCGCGTGCGGACTTAGCTACCTGCGCGATTTCCGCTGCCTGCTTTGCGAACTGGAGTTGTTCAATCACGCCTTGCGGGGCACCTGCCTGCTGTAACTGCGTCAGGAGTCGGCCAAAGTCCTGGCCCAGGAGTTTATCAATTTCCTCGTTCAGCTCGCGGATGCGCTTGTTCGCTTCGGTCTCAGCGACAACGCGAAGTTGCTGGGCGCGCTTTTGCTCCAACTGAGCTAACTCAGCGACAGCTTGCCGCTCTTGTTCACGCAGTTTTGCGAGCAATCCGCCAACCTGCGTCCACGCGTTCAGGACGGCTTTCGTCTGTTCGTCTGGCTCTGCGGCACCGGCCATCGCTCGCTGCGCCGCCTGGCCAGCCGGCTCCAACCGGCGAAACTCAGCTTCCACCTGCGCAATCGCTTCGCGGATTTGGCGGAGCTTTTCTGTTGCTTTTGCTTGTGCGTCGTCAAACTGCTGTGTGATGTCAACGGCGAATTTCGGAACATCGAGCTTGACCGCCAACGCCGCCGACTTCTGCCGCTCTGCGAAGGCTTTGGTCATCTCGTCGTCGAGCTTTTTCACTGCCTCGGCAGCTTCCCTTGCCGCTTTGGTGGTGCCTACTGCGACTTGGGCAACCGTCGCAAAACCTCCCGCACTATCGGCAACTTGCCGGGATGCCACTGCGAGCTGCTTGGCACTGTCGGCGGCCTCTTGACTCTTTCTGTCGAAAATTCCCAACTGCGAAACCGCGGCAACCGCCAGACTCGCTGCAACCGTGGCCGTCGCAAGTAGCGCAATGCCAGCTGGGCCAGCAAGCGCAGTCAGGAATGCCTTTACCGCTGCCACAGCAATCAATGCCGTGCGATACACCGCCATCGCTGCTGTTACCGCCATAATCACCGCACGCCAGGCCAGGAACGCGCCCGCGACGGCCAATGCTGTGCGAATGAGAGTCATCACCGCGGCAGCGTTGTCCAGCAGAAACTTTGTGAAGTTGACGACTGCCGCAGCAACAGAGTTGATAGCGGGAGCCAGGCTGGCAATGATCAGCGTGCTGATAGATTTCGCAACCCCGCCCATTTTGGTAAACGAGTCGCTCAGTTCCTCAATCTGTTTTTGCCCGGTTTCGCCGATAGCACCAAGCGCACGCGACATCAGACCAGGCCCGCCTTCCAGGTCCTGGGGGCGGAGTTTCAGAAATTCGCGGCCACTTCGGCCGAACAGCGCATGCGCCACCGCCTCGCGCGATTCCTGGTTCAGCGATCGCATTGCGGTAACGATCTTTTTCAACTTCTCCTCAAGCGGCAGTCCAATCAAGTCGTCCGCACTCAGACCCAGTTGCGCGAGTGCATCTGCCGCTTCACCGCTTCCTGATTGTGCATCAGCCAGCGCCCGCTGGAGTCGGTGAAGTCCTGCCTGCAACGCTTCTGTGCTGATGCCTGCCAGGCTCGCCTTACCCGCGATATTAGCGAACGCTTCCGCAGACTCTCCCAGTGCCCGTGAGCTTTTGATTATTGCGTCCACCGAGTTCGTGAACTCTTTCAAACCAGCCAGCCCCTGGAACGCGACAAACGCACCGAGTGCTTTCTTTGCCAGCGAGCTGACACTTTCCATCTTCGTCTCGAATGACTTGCGAAAGTCTTCGGTCTGTTTCTCGACGCGCTTGATAGCGTTGACAAACTCAATTGCGTCAGCGCTGATGCGTACACCGATGTCGGGCATTACTTAATCCCCAAGAAAAATCGCACGAGGGCTTCGGCCTCTTGGACGGTCTTGGGTTCATAAAACCTGCCCGGTTGCGGGCCGCGGTCTTCAGCGAAGTCGGGCATGAAATCAAGCGGGCTGAACGGTTCACGTGAGGCGTCGCGGTAAACGTTAGCAATCGTGCTGGCGATGATACCAGCGCGCAAGTCGCTGCGTTCTTCGCCCCACGGCTCGAGCTGATAATATGCTGCCCACAGTTGCAATTCGCTCCAGCTCATATCTGCAATCTCCGCTAATGTCTTTCCGAGCCGGAGCGCGAGCCGCAGCACGAAACGCAGCATCAGGTCGTGTCGGAGAAATTTTTTTGTTCTTCAACTCCGCGCAGGAATTTGCCGACTGCGATTGCCAACCGCGTTGCCAGGTCGAACGGGCACGATTCCTCTGCTGTTGCCAGGTCGGGGAACAATCGCTCGCTGCTGCGCTCCTGGCCCTTGCGGGCACATTGCAGCCCCAAGAGAAGCCCAAGCCGCGTCGTGCGGTCTTGTTCGCTCACCGTGGACGTGCGCGGATCGTTGGCCAGGTACACGTTGACCTCAAAAAAATCGCGTGGCGTCGGGGCGTGTACCCAGATGATGTTTCCGCGGTATTCGACTGCGATTGGCTCTGGATGCAGTGTCATAGCTCAGTCACTACACGAAGCGGACTTTGGCGAATTTCACCGTCGTCCTCGACGCAGCTCACCCCTGTTATGATGTTCGAACTGCCGCCACCTTCACCGTAATGACAGGGGCCTCACCGACACTGACGTTTACATCAACGCCGGTAATCATGCATGGCCAGCTAACAGAACCGACTGTGCACGTTCCAGTGTCGCCCGCGCTGGGTGGAGAGATGCCGCCAGTAGAGATGATCTCGAACGTTAGCTCGCCATCTTCAGGAAGGCCAGGCACGTAAACGCGCTTAGCATCATCCAAGGCTGTTACGTCAACGCGCTGAGCCGACCCGGCGGTACCGCTGATGCGGCGCACTTTGCCGCTGATGCCGGGGCCGGAGAAGCTAATTCCACTCCAAGGTAGGGACATAATTGCACTCCCAGTTTCGCGCAGATCGAAAGCGACCCGCAGTTGCGATGTTATTGCGTGCGATTTAGGCGTTCGCACGTCGTAAGCTCGCTCGCATGAGCAGCAACAACAACCCGCTTGTTGGCCTGGAACTTCTGGATTTTTTCGACGCGCGCACTGCGCCGGGCATTCGCGTTACGCCGAAAGCAGCGCTCACGGTACCGCCCTTTTACCGTGTTGTTTCAATGCTCGCGCGCGATGTGGCGAAAGTGCCGCTCAAGCTGTACCGCGTCGCGGATGACGGCTCACGTCAACTTGTGCGAAACCATCCTGTTGCGAAGTTGCTGCGACTCAAACCAAATCCAGAAATGACCGCGTACGCGCTGAAAAACTCATTGGTGTGGAACGCGGTGCTGCATGGTAACGGCTACGTGTACGTGCGACGCAATCGGGCCGGAACGCCAATCGAGTTGTGGCCCATCGAAGCTCCGCATGTTGCGATTCAGCGCGACAGTGATGGAACTCTCTACTACCGCGTAACACTGCCCCGTTCGAGCGGTCTCGACCCGTACACATCACCGCCACACCCCATGACCGACGGCGCGAACGTGATGGACGTTGCTGCCGACGACATGATTCACGTTCGCATCGTCACCGCAGACGGACTTGCAGGCGTGCCGCTTTGGAAGGTCGCACGTGAAGACCTTGCCACCTGGATTGCAATTCGCCGCTTCTCGGGCGCACTGTTCAGGAACTACGCACGGCCGAGCATGGCTCTTGTGTACCCGCGACAACTAAATGACAACCAGCGGCGTGCGATACGCGAAGCGTTCGAGCGGATGTACACTGCCGAGAACGCGCATCGCGTTGCCGTGCTCGACGGCGGTGTTGATATCAAAACGTTTCAAATCAACTCGCGCGAGGCAGAGATGACTGCGACGATTTTGGCGACGATGCGGAATATCGCCGCGTTCGGCAACGTGCCCAGCTCCAAAGTCGGCGACCCCAGTCGCACCAGCTACGCCTCGCTCGAAGCGGAAATGACATCGTATCTATCCGAATCGCTCGACCCGATTCTTGTCGCAATTGAGCAGGAGATGATGGTGAAGTTGCTCAGCGAAGACGAGCA